TTTACAATACTACTCACCCTTCAGGCTCTGCTTTCTACGGTGAAGCTATTGAAGCAATGCCTATCCTTGAAGCATTCCCTGATGAAAATCAAATTATGAAGTATAAACTTGCTACTTTACCTAGAGGTACATCTAAACTACCATTACTAGAAGCAGGTTATTCTGCAATCAGGTTAAAGCAAGGTGCATCTCTAGCAATTACACCTCAAACTTTAAACTATTTAGGAGCTACTTCTACTTTCGAAGCAGGAGGATACACAGCTATTATAGCAGATGCAAGAGTATTAAACTCTTACACAGGAGTAGGTATTAATACACCTGAGGTTGAAAAGCTAAACTCTACTACAACTTTAGGAACTAATGTTTCTAAGACAGTAATTGGAACTTCAATCAACTTAACTGCTACAACAGTTAATACTTTATTTGGAGATAGAACAAGATTACAGACCACAATCACAGTAGTAGGTAGAGATTCAGGAGCTAGGTTAACAATTCCAGTAACAATCACAAAAACTAATTAAGAATGTCATATAAAAGATTCGACCCAGAAGATATAGTAATTAGTGCAGAGTCGGTAACGGCTCCAGTTTGGACTGGTGACATTGTTACTTTAGATTCTTTCTTTACTTCATCAACTCAAATAGGTGGTGTATCAGGAGATTACTATTATAATATATACCAGACAGGTTCTGACTTACCTAATGCAAGAACTCAATTTGCTATTGGGTATGCAGATAAAAAAGGGTCTGGTTCATTACTATTCAACGACGCTATACCTGGAAAATCTCCTTCATCAGTTCTTTACGGACAGTATAGAAACTTAGTTCTAGGAGATGAAGAAGCTCAATTTACATTTGGTACTCAAACATCTGAATATTTTTATGTATTGGCAGTAGATAGAGCAAGATATAAAGAAAAACTACTACCTGGCTCATTAGACCTAGTACTTAACGTATCAGGAAGCCAAGCCTCAGTTAGAATAACAGATAACAGTAACTTAGTTACAACAACTACGTTCTCTGACTCAGGAAGAGTTTACGAATTAATATCAGGTTCAACAGGAACTCTATCTGCAGGTGCTAAAAACTCTGACGGGTATACAAACGGTTCAGGTTCTTACGGTAAATTTTTACCGGATATTGGCGTTATATTACTTAACGGAAAAGCGTTAGACGGTAATATTGAAGATGGAGGATTAAAACTAGGTATAAACAGAGTTAATAATCCAACATCAGCAGCTAACACAAGAGTATTTTACGATATACTAAATAGAGAACCAAGATTTAGATTACAGTCTGAAGAAACTATTTCTTCTAACTTTATATTCGTAAGAGCTAGAAACGCTGAGTTTAACTACTCAACTAATCCTTCTCTAATTACCGGTTCAGGAGAAATCAGACATAATGTAATGATTAACTCTCCTCAATCATTTGTAACAACAGTAGGATTATATAACGATAATAACGATCTATTAGCTGTAGCTAAACTATCAAGACCGCTACTTAAAGACTTCACAAAAGAAGCTCTTGTAAGAATCAAGCTTGATTATTAATGAATGAGTACGTTCAAAAAACTAAATCGTCAAGATGTATTTGTATCTGACTACGTAGCCAAGAAGCAATGGGAGGTTACAAGTAGTCTACAAGGCGACTATGGAATAGAGACATTAAGAGGGTTTTCTGGTTCAACACCAGGTTACCCTTACCCTCTTGACTATAGAAACGATAGATATGAAAAATTAGTTTTTGATAGTATAAATCACTCTTTTTACGCTGATAGAACCGGAGATGGAATATTCTCAGGTTCAAGAGATTTATCTTTACAGACAACTTTAACATATAGCGGTTCAAGATACCTACAGTCTGAAGTAGGAGTTATATCCTTTCCTAAAGATATCTACGGTGTTCATATTGAACCTAAAACGGTCTCTATAAAACCAATTCAAGAAGAAGTTGATAAGTATATAGAAGATTCGTATATTGTAGATAAAGTTTCCGGAGTTAGTGAATATATTGAAAACCTATACCAATGGTATGGCTCTAACGAAATAGACACAGAAGATTATATTATTGACGAAGGAGATTATGTAGATGAATCGGAAGAAGAGTATACGGATATAGACCAAGGTCAACAGAGATTAGAAATAATAGACGATGGAGATGGGAACTTAATATATAGTGGTTCAGAAAAATTATATACTAAATCTAAAAAGATAATTGGAGATATAATTTATAATCAAGGATTAGCTATTATTACAGACCCAACCACTGCTAGGTATATTAGTACATACAGTAGACATAAGTTAAGATGGAAATCAAACTTACCTATTTATACATATAATGTGCACTGTAAGGTAAAAGATTCAGAAATGAATTTTACATATAACCCTACAGCGGTTTCCGGTCCAGAAGGAGTAATTGCATCAAACGTAACAGGAAGTGCTTTTTCTCCATATATTACTACGATAGGTTTATACAACGACGCTAATGAACTTATTGCAGTAGCAAAAACAGGTAGACCTGTACCGAAACCTATAAACACAGATATGACATTAGTGGTTAAAATAGATTTATAATGGCAATAACATTTAGAGCAAATAAAGGACAGGCTTTAACATATGGAGAAATGGACACCAATATGGGGTCTTTTTTCTATTCTAGTTCTATAGATAATAGCGGTACAGTTTTAGTATTACATTACTCAAGCAGTCTGAACGTACCAGTTAATCAAGAATCTCATAGAGTTCCTCTTTTAAAAGGAGTTGGTAATCTAGGAGCAGATAGAAGATTAGCCTTCTTCTCAGGAAGTGCAGCTTTGAATAGTACTGCAGGACTTGTTGTAGACTTAAGCGGTAGCTTAGGAATAGGTGTAAACGAACCTGTAGATGTTTTAAGCCATAGGTTATTTGTTTCTGGAAGTATAGGGGCATCTGGTGCAATAGCACAGATTTCTGACCAGAGATTTAAGACTAATATTGCAACAATAGAAGGTGCATTAGATAAAATTACAAGTTCAAGAGGAGTATCTTTTGATATGGATGGACAACCACAAGTAGGTGTAATTGCACAAGAGATTAGAGAACATATACCAGAAGTAGTATTTGAAGATAGAGAAGGTTTTCTATCTGTAGGATACGGTAACATAGTAGGAGTTTTAATTGAAGCTATAAAAGAACTTAAAGCTGAAATTGAAGAACTAAAAAATAAATAAGAATGGCACTGACTTTTAGAGGTACAAAAGGATCCCCACTTACTCACGATGAGTTAGATAATAACTTCAGAGAAGCTTTCTATTCTGCTTCTGTCAACAATAACACTGTTAGTTTATTCAAACCTGAAGCCCTTGAAGCACCAATTAAATTACCATTCCCTTCTGCCTCTGGTCAAGACACCTGGGTACAATTAAAATCAGGAAATAACGAATCCGGTTCTAATGAATTTTTAACAAGTTCACCTAATTTTAGATTTAACTATTCAAGTAGTATATTACATGTTACAGGTACCTATGAACACTTAGGAGATATAAATGTAAACGGAACCGTAAGAGCACAGCAATTTATTACTACCACCGTTTCATCTTCTATTAGCTATGTATCCGGTTCTAATAGATTAGGAGATTCTGCTGACGATATTCAAACAGTAATTGGTCAAATTAACCATACAGGTAATACATCCCAAACAGGAAATCTAAACCTAACAGGGGATGTAGATGCAGAAGGTAGCATTACCGGTTCAGATGTTAAAATAGATGCTTGGGGAGGAGTTTCCTCTTCTTTAGCTGCAAACTATAAGTACAGTGTAGATACATCTGCATCCTTAGCGGAAACAATTACTTTTAATTCTGCTTCTATAGCAAGTGACCTAACAAGTACATCCGCTTCTTTAGCAACCACGATTACTAACAATTCAGCTTCTATTGCAAGTGACCTGACAGAAGTGTCCTCTTCACTTGTTACCACTATAAATAATACATCAGCTTCTCTTGCTAACACAGCTACTAACAACTCAGCATCAATTGCTAATACAGTTACTAATTTATCAAGCTCAGTAGCCAGTACATACCTACTTAATACTACAGATAGCTTAGCAGGCGATCTAACTATAACTAATAACCTTAATGTATTAGGAACAGGTTCCTTTGCATACATACAGTCAATAACAGGCTCAGCAAAGATAATTGGAGATGCTTATATAGTATTGAATACTAATTCACCTGCAGAACGTTACGGAGGACTTAAAGTATACGATTCAGGCTCTACAGACACAGGTTCATTAGAATATGATTCAGTTAATAACCATTGGTTTTATGAATCAACTACTGAAGGATATGCTTCAGGGTTAATAGCAGGGCCGCAGGCATCAAGAGGTTCTTTAACATTTCCTACTGCCAACACAATAGTAAAAGGCTTAGGAGGTAACCATATTGGAGATTCAATCATTTCAGATAATGGTTCATCTGCCACAATTACAGGAGACCTTACAGTAACAGGTACAATAAATGGAACATTAACAGGTTCTATAGAAAATGCAGTTACTGCGTCATATGTAGATTATACAAATGTAGCTAATACCCCAACCATACCGACTAACAATAATCAGTTAACAAACGGTGCCGGGTATACAACATACACATCTAATCAAGCAACAAACACTACCTCTAACGTAACATTTAATACAGTTAATGCTACAGGAGATATAACAGCGTTTGCTTCATCAGATGAAAGATTAAAAGATAATATTCAAACAATACCAAATGCTGTTGAAAAAGTACAGCAAATAAAAGGAGTTAGTTTTGACTGGAACGGTAACCAAACTAACCACTCAGGACATGATATTGGAGTTATAGCTCAAGATATTGAAAAAGTCCTACCAGAAATTGTAGCTACCCGTGCAAATGGGTATAAAGCAGTACGTTATGAAAAAATTGTCGCGTTATTAATTGAAGCAGTAAAAGAGCAGCAGTTACAGATAGAAGAGCTAAAGTCTAAGCTCTAGCGACACAAAACTAAACCCTATGATAATGACCCACCCTACCTGGACTTACCAGGGTAGGATATTTAACGAACTTTCAGATTTCCCTGAAGGAACGTATGGCTTCATATATGAGGTAAAACATATCCCTACCGGAATAAAGTACATTGGTAAAAAAGTCCTATTTTTCGAAAGAAACAAAAAGCTTGGTAAAAGAGCTTTAGAAGAGTTAAGATTAGAAAGAAAATCAAAAGGAATAGGAGGAAGAACTCCTCTTAAACAGAAAGTAATCACCGAATCAGATTGGAAAACATATTACGGTTCCCATAAAGATATTTTAAAGTTAGTAAAAGAATCAGAAGGTAAAGATTGGGAGAGAAAAATACTTTGTTTAGTCCCTAATAAAAAGCTTTTAACATATTATGAATGTAAATACCTATTTATAAATGAAGTACTTGAGAATCGTCACAATTATATTAATGATAATGTTCTCGGTAAATTTTATAGAAAAGATTTTGACATATGATAAAGCTTAAAGATATAGTTGGATACCCATCACTACAATACCATGTAGATAATGGTCTCTCATTACATGAACATGTCTACCGTTACAGCTCTGAAGCCTTTGTTAATCTATTTGCTGAAGCAAGAGACGCT